TCGAGTCAAAAAATCTTTATCACCTATAATATTTCCGCAATGCATGAGAATATCATACATCATGAATGTATCCCCATACATTTCTCCCTCTACAATAGAACCGTCATAAATAGCCTTTCTAAAATTCAAGGGGCAATCAAACATTTCAAGTGCACGGTTTATGAATACACATTTCTTTTTGTAATCAAACATAAATGTGAGCATCATGAATCGTGTACCATCTGTCTTTTCGCAAACGACATACGGCTTCGATCGTAGTATATCAAAATGTCTGTATTCAATGGAGACTGGTTGACTACCCGGAAAGATACCTTTCCCTTTAGTCCCCCAGTAATGTTCCATGAATTCAATCGCATATTTGTAAAGAGGGTCGTCTCTATTTACAGATAGACGTTGCATTATACGTAAGTTTTTAGTTTAATCTTTAATTAGCTTTAACACCAGCCGAATTCACGATGTTACCGACACACTCGTGTGGGTATGTGAATGTAGGACTTGCAGCTGTGTAAGCAACAACCTTGACTCCGTTTTCTTTGAATTTTTCAAACATCGTGTCCGACTTAGGACTGATTTTTAATTTACCTGTTCGCTTACAGCGCATGTTCTTAATTACCGGTTTACACATCATCATCCACGCGCGTGCAGAACTTGATTCGACTTTATAAAAATCGCCGTTGATCGCTGCACCAACTTCTGTATCGAATGTTAATCCCATCTGATACGTTGGTTCTTTCGAATTATTTGAAATTTTATCTTTAAACATGTCCCAGTCTATACCTTCTTTTACACCCGGAAAAACAATCACGTTATAAGTTTCATTGGGGTTATAAACTGTAGATAACGAACCATCGTCCAAATGAATACCGAAATCAACAAACAGTATTCTATCAGATGTTTTCATATGATTTTCGATTGATGATGCCTTTTCGTATGGGTCGTCGTTTACGAACACTATTTGACTTTGTACATCACTTCTCTGGACACTTTGAATATTGTTTCGTAATACCGTGTGTAAAGTTTTAACGTGACACGAACCACTGCGAGTAACAAGGATCGTCGTAAGTTTCATGTATGTATTAATATCCTAAGCCTTAAGCCTATCTTTTAGACATCCATGGAAAGGTAAATTACCCACGTGACCTAATGTGGTATTGCAGTCCGCGTATATTTTACCTCCTATCTGCTGCCATCTTCGGCAAAATGCGTAATCTTCGGATAGATATCGCTTACTATCGGGATCGATCATGCAATCAAAAATCGCGCAATATTCTTCAAAATCTCGGTTTTGGTGATCATTCTTACATGTAAGTTCCGGGTACTGTTCGTGCATCTTAATCAGTGCTTCGCGGGAAATCATCATGAAACCCGTGGGTCCATCTAAGACTTCAACGAATCCATTAACGACTGATCGCTTTGAAGCCCCTATATTCGCCACGAGACTCGATGATAAAAGAGCCATGTTACGTTCGTCACCTTTTTCTGCAGCTTCGCGTGCCTGGTCCCACATGACCACCTTCTTAGGGTACACAGCGACAGATACTTCGTGACCAGAGTTAAGTAAACGAAGCACTGAATGCGCGTCAAACTCGACATCCGCGTCTATAAACATAAAAAAGTCGGCATCTGTTTTCTGCATAAATCTACCTATAGACACGTTCCTTGCCCGGTGCACAAGGCTTTCGTTTTCAGTCGTGTCCAGCATTAATTGTATACCTTCGCGCATTAAAAGCATTTGAAGTTGAATGATACTTTTCATATATTTTTCTAGACACAGACCTCCATAACACGGAGTACTAAGAAATATTTTAGGCATCCTACTTTATATTAAAAACTAAACCTCTAAGTATCGTTTTGTAATGGTAACGATTTTATTAAGTGTAGGGACAGACACTGAACATTTTTCGCATATCTCGTTTTTAGTAACCCGCGAGTTAAGAACTATATAAATAATAGCTGTAGCCACGCTATTCGGCGATTTACTCATTAGTTCAACGCAACTCTCTAATTTATGACACGTCTTGTTACACGCCAAACGCTCTTCACGTGTGACCTGGAATACGTTTAGAAGTCTAGACATGACATCGAATGGTTTAGTCACGTAATTTTTCTCAGTCTTTTTATCGTCTATCGTATCTGTAAACATTCCAGTTGTTCTGCTGATATCTTTACTTTGAATACCAAACATAACCGCTATGTCCTTCGTAGTGCGAGGTACGTTGGCAATTCTACATGCATATAAAACGCAGTTTGCTTTTATACCAGATCGTACAGCTCCTCTCGTTAGTTTGTTTTCGTTAAATTTTTTATACAGCGTTTTCGCGTCTCGTAAAATGCTATCAGGTAAATTGATGCATGCTTGATCTATATCTTTGTACGCGTGAAACAGTGATCTATCTTTATGATTCATCGAGCTGTGAAAACTGATTTTAGCCATTCGTTTTGTTTCGTAACTCGATGAATGTTTCGTAGAAATTATCGTATTTTTACCCCAAGCCTCTGAAAATAGGTCTTGATTTGACGTAGGAATCGCGCATCTCGCTGGATCCGAAACACGTCCATCGTCTGTGAGTCCGCTCGTCCATTCCGCGGAATCGTCTATATAGATATTATCAACTCGTCCACATTCTGTGCATACCATTCCTTCCCGTGTGAGTGTCTTATAAATAGAACACTCTGTGCAAAATCTGCTATCCATTGGCTTTAGTGTAGGTTTGTTTCTGTAACGGTCCAATTCGGACCATATAGTAGCCAATGTTTCTGAATCCATTATGATATGTTTGTTTTTTTTGTAAAAAGTTTGTCGCACTTAGGTCAAAAATTTATTTCATCCATTTGTATTCTGGCTTTTAATTCTATATTATCGACCATCTGTTTAAAACGTGTGGACCCTGGACTATGAGGCTTCCATTCATTCCATTCCCGGTCTATCTGAACGTGGTCTGGGGGAAGATCTATATGTTCTATTTCGCTATCGGATACTATAAAACTATCTGCATCTGAACCACTCTCATCGGATTCGTTGTATAATACACTCTCTGCATCGCTCTGCTGTTCGTTTTCTATTATATACATTCCATCTGTTTCGTTTATACACATAAATATACTATCACCGTTTTCAAAATGTTCTGATACATTTTCTTCACGTAATAAATTTGTTTCATTGTCTAGAGTGTAAACAGGTGCACCTTTAAAGGATAATGATCGTTCCGTGAAATATTTAACTATTAGATAATCTGTACAATTTTCTTCTACTATCGCGTATTGTTCGTCCTCTACCTCGTCAATTTTGACCAGGACTTTTATCAAATCTCCAGGCTGTATTTCTGAAAAATCAAACATCTCGTTTAAAGATTTCGGACAAAAATATTATACGCTTATAACACACGGCATGGGGGTGGAAATATTTTCAAAGATGGACTGTAAATACTGTACATACGCAGAAAACATGTGCAAGGACTTAAATCTAGACTATTCAAAATTACTCGTTGAAAAGGATGAGCTCAAAACACACTGTGGCTCACGTGCTGTAACTTACCCTCAGATTAAGATCAACGGTAAGCATATTGGAGATTATTTCGCTTTTCAGGAGTATCTCGAAGAGGCTGAACCCATGCTCTTACCTACTATGAACAGGTTTACTGTGTTTCCTATCGAACACGATAACCTATGGGCCCTATACAAAAAAGCCCAAATGTCTAACTGGACAGCTGAGGAAGTTGACGTGAGCGCTGATATGGAAGATTGGAAATCTCTTACTGATAACGAGAGACATTTTGTCAAGTATATCCTTGCATTTTTCGCTGGTTCGGATGGTATCGTTTTTGAAAATATCAACAATAATTTTGCAGATGAAGTACAATTAACCGAAGCGCGGTCATTTTACGCGTATCAGGTACACAATGAAATGGTTCACGGAGAAACATACAGTAAACTCATCGATAAATATATTCGGGATAGCACGGAAAAAAAGATGCTATTCGAAGCTATCACCACTATTGATCCTATAAAACGAAAAGCGGAATGGGCTATGAAATGGTTCGACACTTCTCGTCCATTCGCAGAACGCCTCTTCGCGTTCGCGTGTGTCGAGGGTATATTCTTTTCGGGTAGCTTCTGTGCAATATTTTGGCTTAAGAAGCGTGGACTCATGCCCGGTCTGTGTTTCAGTAATGAACTTATCAGTCGAGACGAAGGACTTCATCTTGATTTTGCTATTGAACTGTTTAAAATGCTAAAGAATAAACCATCCGAAGCAGTTATTCACGAAATTGTCCACGAAGCCGTGCAAATAGAGAAGGGATTCATCTTAGAAGCACTACCATGTAGTCTTATAGGTATGAATTCTGATAAGATGTCGGAATATATAGAATATGTTTCCGATAGAATGTTAAAGCAAGCGGGTTTCAATAAAATCTGGGGAACACAAAATTCCTTCGAGTTTATGGAAAATATTAGCCTGGATGGAAAAACGAATTTTTTCGAAAAACGGGTTGGAGACTATGGAAAAATCGATGAAACTACATCTATTTCATTCGACGAAGAATTTTAAACACATGGAGCCATACCGGTAACGGAAAAGGCAGTCTTCTTGGGAGCTTCACCCTTGATCTTCATATTCTTCTTAAGTACCTTCGAGGGCTTATCCATACCGGAATTGACATCCATCGGTGAGAAAATCATACCGGAATCATACATACCTATAGGAGATTCCTTCATCTTAGGCAAAGGAGATGGTGCATCCGACATACGAACTGGAGCCATTGAGATATCCTCTGGAGCGGGGCCAATTCTCTTCTTTCCCTGAGTCTTCCTAGGCGCGGGTCCTAAATCGGGTGATGGACCAACCTTATACCCTTCGACACTGGATTCGATTACGTCATCTAACTCCTCGTCAGTGAGATAATCGTCGTCCTCTTCCTCGTATTCCTCAACATCGTCCTCGTCCTCGTCATCAAAATCCTCGTCGTCCTCATCGTCCTCATCGTCCTCATCGTCCTCATCGTCAAAATCCTCGTCGTCAGTTTCGTCGTCGGTTTCGTCGTCTTCTGGGAGTAAGTCTTCAACATCTTCTTGATTAGGAGTGTCGTCTTCGGTAAATTTTTCAGATTTCTTTATGTTCATCATACCCCAGGTCACAAACATGAACACCACAGTGTGCAAAAGTAAGCCGGAGGAAGAGGGGCAGCCGGTGGGGCTGGATACCCACTTACCAAATATGCGACGCATGAAACGGAATGCATCTGGGCTGGCTATAATGAAAAATATGAGAGCGGCCATGAAAGAAATTACAAGTTTTTGCTCTTGTTTTTTTCCGTCACATCCACAACCACAGTCTTTGAAAAGCCCCATAATGTAATTACAATAGTCTGAGAAAAAAAACAGGCTTAAAGTTTGGTCTCGTATATCAAATACAACCAACCAACAATGTCGACCATGATTCAGCGTTACGAGCAATTTGATCCTTCCACCGTCGTTCTCTCCAACATGAAGAAGAACAAGAACGGTGGAAAAACCGTATACATTAACGCACAAGACAACAAGAAGCTTTACCTTCAGCTTCCTTTCATGAGATCCCCTTTCGGCCTGAGTGCTTTCACTGACGAGGCTACTAACAAGACATCTTACTCACTCGATCTTTCCTTTGATACCGATAACGAAGAAGCTATTTCTCTGATGAACAAACTGAATCAACTCGACCAGACTATTATCGAGACTGTCGCCAAGAACTCTAAGGATTGGCTCGGCAAGGCGTACAACATCGACGTCATCCGAGAGGCACTTTACAAGCCACTCGTTCGTCCTGGTAAGGATGCTTACCCGTCGACTCTCAAGCTTAAGGTTATGACCAAGCCCACCGGTGAGTTTCTCGCCGAAGCCTACGACGTTCAGCAAAAGAGTATGACTGTCGATAGTATTGAGAAGAGTCAGCGATGCATGTGTATCGTGGATTTTAATCAGATTTGGTTTATCGATAACAAGTTCGGTGTGAGCGTCCGTCTTTCCCCAGGTTCTTTGTGAGAAGTCACAAAAGCTTCCTTCTTTCGCATTTCAGGGAATTTCTACTCAAGAAAGTGGTAGCGAGGATGACGGAGAGGTAGATGAAGACATTTGTGAAGTTGATGAGTAATTTAAAGGTTAAAAATATATAAAAAGCATGGATATACATAACCAGCTTCTCGAACGCCGCCTCTGTATAGGTAAACAGCGATACGGTCACGGTGTTAGAGTAGATTTGGATACGACAAAATGGGGTACCCCAATTAATTCGTGGGTAGAAATGGCACGCGAGGAGTTATTGGATGCAATCATTTATATCATAGCCGATTACATTCGCAATCACGAAGAACCACGTGTCATTTCTGAGCCGGACGATAACGAGCGAATCTTGGAATACGCTAATAACATAGAACATATAAAAAATCCTTTACATAAATTACAAATCTGGAATCTTACTAATTTACTACACTCTCCTCTCTTTGCATGTGATCGATGAACAATCCGATTTTGTAGTAATCATCATCACATCCGTATACAGTTTCTATAAAAAACATCGTCATTGATGCCATTCTGTACGACAAGTTTGTATCAACATACTTGTGGTATATATCAGCGAGGTCAGGGGTATTGTCTTCACACCACTCAATAATATCGTGATCGGTCATGTCATGACGGAGTCCCTCCTTAATAAATTCAATAATTTCTTCGGTCATATCCATTTTTTGATTTACTTTTTACGCTATTCACGTCAACTTAGGTTGAATCTTGAGACCGGGATGTTGCATCACTTTCCTATCGACCTCTTTCATCGCCTGGTTTATCTGACCCGTGTTTATCATTTTCATATATCTAATCTGGTTCTTTCCCGCCTTACCTTTTAAGCTGTTTACGACACGCTGTTTAGCCCGCTTTTTCTTTTGCTCTATAGCGAACTTTGCCTGATTTGCATACGCCTTTCGCGCTCCCGCCACATTTCCTACTGCATTTTTCTTGGCTTGTGTGATTTGCCCAGCCTTGAGTAGGCTATTACCCGCCATACGCGAGGGACGAATTATCTTTTTCTGCGTGATGTTCTTAAGAGAAGGTTTTGCTCGTTTTAAAGTCATGTTAAATGTGGCACTGGGAAGCTTTGTCATGTTCTTCGGCACGTTCTTATTAAACCCTAGAGGGTTATTATACGTCTTAAATTTTTGTCCAGCTTTCTTCATATTATTGGGTTGTTGTTTCAGAATCCTATTCGCATGCGTGTTTGTAGCCTCTTTTATTTGCTTCTCTATTCTCGCAGCGTTCAATATCGCGGCATTTTGATTAGTACCCTTTGTAGAATCATACTTCTTACTGCTGAACGGACGCATAACTTGTCTTTTCAAACTTTGCAATTGTTGCCATCCGTACCCAGTTCGGAGATTCGTACTTTCGTGCTTGAGCAGTGTCTTTTTGAGTTCGAATTTGTCGTCAAACATCTTTTTTAATTTTGCACGCTTTACAGCCGTATCACCTTCCTTGTCCACCCTATTTAACCAACCACTTTCATACTTCGCGAAGGCCTCATTTTTAACGCGCTTACCATTGAAATCGGGAATCGTCTGACCAGCCATCACATTTATACCCGAAATGTGTTTTTTCAGGATATCTTGACCCATGCTACTACCACCCACACTCTTACGCACTTGTGCACCCTTTACCGCAGCTTGAATTTTAGTCGCAGCATTCTTCTCGCGTTTCAATTCATTTAAACGCATATTTAACATCTTATCGTAACCTTGAATCGTTCTCATATTCTTCGCGGTTTTGGCTTGTAGAAGCAGGGTGTTAACTTCTTGTCGCGTCGGAAACAGACCGGCTTTATTCCCCCCATTCACTTTCATTCTATAAGCTTTGCGCGCGTTACCGAGTGCTTTTCCCTCTGCGTTCTTCACCCTTTCTATGGCACCTGATACTAGTCCTTTTACGGCCTTTTCCCTATGAAACTTAACCATCACGTTTAATTCATCTTTGATTCTCTCTAGCGTTCTACCATTTCTATACTGTTCTCGTACTAAGTCTTTCCTAATCGGCCAACCTGAATTATTTGCCATAATCGCATTGTATTTGGAAAATAGGTTTTCAAGATTTTTTGTCTTTGTTTTATTCGCCTCCGCAGCCTTATTAGTCGCCGCGGCACTTTTGGCTGCAAGATTGTTAGCAGCATTCTTCACCTTGCGCTTCAATAGGGCTTCTAAGTTAGCTTTATCCTGTTCAAGATTTTTAGTACTTTTCATGTATTCATTGAGAAGGGTCCCTTTCGTTTCTGGCCATTTTTTGCTTCCTAATCTATTATTGTAGTTGTTCAATAGTTTTGTTATCTCCTTTTTCCTCTGCCCCTTATCCACGGCTTCTTTTATTTTTGCAGCCTTATTAGCCGCAGCCTTATTCGCCTTCTCACGTGCCAGACGATTCGCATTTTCTTTCGCCCTCTTCTCTGTGATGATCGTCTTCATCTTGGTAAGCCTCTGTCTCAACTGCTCCTTCGCCTTGGACGCGTTCTGTGCATTTTTTATGCTTTTTATTACACTACCCTTCTGTTGCTCTCGTTTCTCTTGATTCGCCTTAGCTTTCGCGTCAGCTGCCTCTCTCTGTTTCCTTTTTGTCTCCTGTTTCTCTTGACGCCTTTGTACAGCAGCTTCCATATCGGCTTTTTTCTTTGCATTTTGGTTCGCCTTTTTGACCGTTCCCGTCGCTTTTATTTGATTCGGTAGTTTACCGGCCAATCCACCGTTTGCTAAATCGTTCACGGTTAATCCATTTATGATGGTTGAGAAAGCTCGTCTAGGTCGTCTAGGACCGACAGCACCGGGTGGGAGGTTGTTAAGTTCGAGATTTTGTAACACTCTTTGCTCCCTCGCCAAATTTGTGAGTTCCCTCTTCTTGTTGGCTAATTTACTCGCATTTTTCGATTTTGTAAGTTCGTTTTGTGCCGCCTTCACTGCCGTCCGTGCCGCCTCGAGATTTGCTTTGGCTTGTATTTGTACATTCTTTGATTGCGACGATGCGCTATCAAGATTCTTTTTCGCCTGTCCCAGTTCCTTTCTCGCCGCATTTCTCGTTTCGACAACTTTCTTTATATTCTGTACAAGAGCATTCTTTCTTTTTTTGTATTTTTCAGATTGTTCTTTGTATTTTTTAGATTGTATTTGTGCTTGATTTCTATTGGTTTCAGCCTTCTTAGCATTCTCTTGTGCGTTTTTGATATTTTGAGCATTTTTCTTTCTTTGATTCTGGGTAAATTCATTTTCGAGTTCACGTACCGCTTTCGCGAGTTCGGGAATCTTACCCGCATTAATGATAGTTTGGTTCTGTTGCCCATTTTTTTTACGTTCCTCTTGTCCCCTGTTAAATTTTGTGGTTAGATTGGTAATCATCGTATTCAACCTCGGACGTTGATTCGAGTTCAGAGGATGCCGATTTTTAGCATTTTGTACCATCTTATTAAACGAAGCTTGTCTTTTCTGCAAATAGGCATTCTTCTGCTTCGCCACCTCGTTCGCACTCCCGGCCGCTTTCGCCCTAGCTATAGCCGCAGTGTGATTTGCTTCGTTTTTATTAGCCTTTATCTTACGTAATTCTGCAGCTATTTGCGCTAATCCACCCCGAATAATAATACCCTTCTGATTATTAGTACGATTCGCATTGAGGGTTTCGCGAGCTTTTTGGGCATTCGTAAACCTCTGTTGGAATGCACTTTTCTGACTATTATTAATCACATTTTTAAACTGCGTTAAAAGGTTATCAAACTTTTGCTTGCGTTTCTCATTTCTATTCTTTTGTGCCGCCGCCGCTGCCTCCTTCGCTGCCTCAGTTCTTGCAGTCGCAATATTCCCCCTGGCCTTGAGCTCAGCAGCTTCTTTTGCAGCTTTTGCCGCTTCATTTTTAGTACGTTGGATTGCATTTGCGCGTTTAGTGTTGCGCGCCGTTTTTGCGGTACTGGCAGCCGCTTTAATCGCATTTTCAATATTTCCCTTCTGTTTAATATTATTCATATCATTAATCCTCTTTTTGAATCTATTTTCTTCATCCCTGTTATTTAATCTCGCGCGAGCCACCTGGACATGTAAATTAGATCGCAACTCCATGAGTTCTTTAAGTTTCCTAATTCGGTTATTGTTTGTAGGACTAGGACTGGGTGTAGGTGTATTAGGTTTATTAGGACTGGGTGTAGGTGTATTAGGTTTATTAGGACTGGGTGTGGGTGTAGGTGTATTAGGTTTATTAGGACTGGGTGTGGGTGTAGGTGTATTGGGTTTCTTACGAAGCTCTTCTTCGAGGTTCTTAATCTTTTTGTTCGCGGCATTTATACGGTTTTGTAAATTCTTACGATTACCGTTCGAAAACTGGTTACTAAATGCAGTCTTCACGGCCGCGAGTTCGTTCTCCAACTTTTTGCGATCCGCGTGTAGCCCCGTATTCGCTTTCGACGCCGCTGCAATTTCTTCATCTTTCTTTTTAAGGAATTCCCGGGAACCGAAGTTATCATTACTAAGTAAATCTCTATCGTTTCCAAAACTTTCTATTTTTTTCAATCTTCCACGGGCTCCCATTATCCTTCCGGCGTTCGTCGCGGTGGGATCCCCCTCCATTTCCTTTATCAGTTCACTCAATAAACCTTCATCCGGGAAGTTCTTCAATCCCGCCGTTTTACGGGATAATTTAGACAACTTCTTGGTCTCTATCTTCTTCTTGAGAGAATCTACCTTAAGTTTGGCGTCGTTTCGAATCCTCTTTGCCATACTGGTTATGGCTGTCTGTGCAGCGGCTTTGATCTTTTCTTGAGCCTTAATCTTTCCATCAACCACGCTAATCTTTCTCTGAATTTCCTTAATCTTAGCGGGATCACCGCCCGCTTTCATCTCATTAAGTTCCTTCTTCAGCTTATCACGGTTTCTCACGGCATTGTTCAATGATGTGACACGTGTACGTAACCGTCTTCGCAAATTGGCGGTGCGCATATTCATTTCACCTGTATGTAACTTCTCCTTAGCGAGTTCCCGTCGAGCCTGAGCCGCCTCATTAGCCTTTTTACGCGAATTACTCGCACGTTTATTCAGTTCGACCTCTAACAGGTGTTTATTATTTTGAATTTTAGTCACTTCGTTTGTCGCCTTTCTTTTATCGCGTTCAGCTTCAGAAATTGCATTTTTCGCTAACTTGGCTTCCCTCAAACGTAATCGAGACTGTATAGCTCTTTGATGAGAAACCTGCCTCTGTGTGTTACGTTTAATTTCCGCAATCTTCATTTGTGTATTGAGTTTATTTGTCGAAGTGTTTGTACTACCCCCAAAAAGTCTTCCAAAAAATCCACGCTTTTTAGGTCTATCCTCGGGTCGACGATCATTTCTTCCCGGATCTTTATCACCGACCCTGCCTCTATTCCTATTTTGACTCGCGTTACCAAATCTTTTGAGTCTATCCGCGTGCCGAGAACGTATAGTACCAGATACATTAGTTGTTCTTCTAGCGCTGTTTATATTCGGTCTATTTCTACTGTTACGATTCTCGTTGTTACGATTCCTATTGTTGCGATTCTCATTGTTGCGATTCTCATTATTGCGATTCTCGTTGTTGCGATTCTCGTTGTTGCGATTCTCGTTGTTATTACGAATATTTTCATCGTTACGAACATTATTAAACGCGTTATTTATGACTTTTTCTCGTTTTACACGCGAACCGGGTAATAAAATGGGTTCACGTACGGTCACACTCGACAACTTTCTACCAATAGCATTCTTAAGTTCGGATATAGTCCTATCTACGTTAAGAAGACCAACTTTCTTAGCTATACGTTTTACATCCCTGGAAGAAAGAGTAGATTTGTATAAAGTCTCGTAATCATTTTGTGTGAGAGGAGACTTAGAATCGAGAAGATACTTTTTATCCCTCGTAAGTACGAGTGGTGGAAGCGGTAAATTACCCTGTTTCGCGTCTCTCATAATGTCGCATATCCTATCTCTTGATACGTCGACCGTACGTCCTGTGTGAAGCTTTATCAGTTTCCTGATATTTTCAGTCTTTGCATCAGGATCACAAACGTCCATCTTGTTATAATCGCACAAAATAATATAGCAAGTGGGAAGTCATTGATTAAAACCATGTAAATACATACGCAATTTGTCATCGTGGGACATGTTAAACTTAAAGATGTTAAAATCACCTGTGGTAACGGGTATATGTTTTATTTTCATATGCGCATAAGGGTCTATTCTAAAATCTAATATACGGTTTAAAAACGTTGACACGTATTCGAATAAACTGTTTATTTTTTCTATGTATTTTTCTTCATTTCGTAACGTGAATGAAACGACTTTATGTGCTGGCTTTCCTATAAACGGTTCTAACGGAGTTATTTCTTTCGTACCACCGTCTATGTATATCATACCATTATAAGGCTTCGTAGATGCGACGAAAGGTATCGAAATGCTCATACAAATAGCATCAACTACGTGCATGTGTGGATGTGTATCCACTGAAAAATACTCCGTTTTACCTCTATTTAAATTATACGCAGCTATATGCAATTTCTTTTTCAATTCACTAAAAGTTGGATTACAATCATACATATCTATAAGAGCATCTCGTACATTTTCACAGTCTATAAACCCAAAGTTCTTCAGGAATGATCGTAACTTGTACTTAGCCAATCCCTCTATATCTATCATCATGAGCTTATCAAATGCATCGTCGAGTGGGATTTCTAAGGCTAAAAAGGTCCCTAACAAAGCACCAGCTGATGCACCAGATATCTCTTTTATATTTTTTAATTCAGTTTCAAACCGTTTTAGACGTCCTAAAAATGTAAAGAGTCCCATAGATGCTGGACCTATGGCGAGATATTCCATCCCGACTCTTACTTAATAGAACTTAGGAAATTGCTTTCGTAAAAGAGCGAACACCACCGCGAAAACGACCGCATGCACAACCACAGCAGACTGGGAAGTCTTACCGGACATGACCTTACCAGGGGGGATTGTAAGAAGCATACCGGGGCTTAGAGCCATAAACAGTGCGGTTGTGACGAGGAGATCGTTCTGGGTAAGAACGATACCCATAGCCTTGGCGATTAGAGAATATACAAGGAAGAAAACAAGACCATGAAAGAACACGGAAAGACGATCGGTACTCATATTCTTGAAAGAAATCTTAGTACCGTCTGTCTTGAGGATCATACCTGGACTGAGTGCAAGGAAAAGAATAGCGGGAATGGCTACCTTCTGGGAGGTAATAAGAGGGAACATTTAATATATGCACATAATATTTTTCGCGAATGATAGAAAATGGTCAAATGATACACCTTTCATCATTTGGTCACGGACGCCATTCTCTCGAATAATCCTGACCAAGTTCTTCCATACATGAATAAGGCGTTCTTCATACCACATCGTCTGCTCCTGGTATTCCCAGGTGGTTCTTCCAATCGTATCATGTTCAAGATAGCAAAATTCAACAAAATCGCAAAACTTGCCTGAATGCTGAATATGTGCATCATAGAACAGGGTATTCATGGTATTCCACATATGATGAAGTTCTTCTGAGTATTCAAGTTCCCAGTCTTCTATCGTATGATCATAGTCACTATCATAATTTTCATTATCACTTTCATATTCTGGGTCGTTCCCTGTAGTCGCCTCGTAGACGTACTGAATCCAAACCATTATTCAGAAGTCTTCTTTTTGGATCCGGTTACGGAGATAGTTGATGTTTCTTTTATTGGTAAACTCTCGACGATTACCTTTAATGCGGTTTCCGCCTGTTCTTCGTTTCCTTCAAAAAAGACGCTAAGTCCTTCCCTGATTGTATCTTTATTAAGACCAACTTTTCGAATGCTTTTCTTGACCGTGATCTTACCAGTTTTGGTATTGATGACGTCGAGACCGTTATCTACCATTAATTTTTTGATGTGTAACTTAAGTGCCTTTTCTGCTTGGGAAAGGACTTTAATATCGGATCGAGATTCTTTAATCTGTTGATTCAGTTCAACCAGTTTAGAGACGCTGTTTGTAAGATCGTCGGCTGAAATAGACATGTTATACTTTATGTGCTATGATTACCTTTAAGTTTATTTTTAGACAAGAGGACGCTGCATGGAATCGGGGGCGATAGTAGAGTTATTCCACGTAAAAGCCTCCTTAGGATTGGGGGGCTCGGAGCGGATATTTTGATTAGCGTTACGTAAAGCACCACCGGTGGTCTCAGGAATACCTATCTGCTGACGAGGTTCGAGAAAGTTCTGACCAGCTAGGATATCTTCGGGTGCGAACTCACCAAATTCCTCCTGAGAAGCTACCTCGCGGGGGAGAAGAGATGAAGCGAGACCGGTACCCGCCTTCATCACGGGACCAGAGCCCTTGGGAGAAGGGCCAACGGCGGGGGCCTCGATATTCGCATAGCTGGACGTATATTTCTCCGGGCGGCTAAATCTTTCCGCAAGAATAGCGAAAGCCACGGCGAAAGCTACAAGAAGGAACATGCGGAAGTAAGGCGACTTAGACATCTTACGTAACATTGTTTGTTATATACTGTATATAAATTTTTTTATTGGTCATCCTCGAACATGTAGTCGTCTGGGTAAGTTTCATCAAAAGTCTCCTGATCGGGTTGGTCGGGCTTGCCCAGCCTGACCTGGACAATATTCCACGCTGGACCAAATGCCTTCTTAGCAAACCATAGACCAGAAAATTCTACGACGATGGAGCATTGTGATCCAGCCTCGACTGCATCAAACTCTACCATCTCCCTGTCGTAACTAAACACCTTCGTATTGGGAATTCGCTCGGCTGAGATGGTGTCGTCCCTGATGTAAGCAGTCTTAATAGTCTTATCAGCTAGCTTACGACCAAACCACGACTCACCGTTTTCAATGGCGTTCTGAACATTGACGTCGTGAATCTCATCAATCTTAGAAAAGTCGGCGGGTTCAAACGTAAGGTCCTGTTCGGCGGTTTCTACGATTCGTACATCGTTGAGCTGGATAAATATACGTTTACGCTCATCGGTGAACGCGCGGACGTGATAGAGACCGTCTTCTCCCTTGGTGGGGATGTCGTAAATCATTTATACATGATATACGTATCATTTCTTTAAACCTATAAATGGTATTGCTGCCGAACGTTGTAATAATGGTTTGGGTACCCAACCATCTCTTCTTGGTTTAAATCCATAAAGTGTCTGCTGAATGTTTAAGTTCTTTGGGATAGGTTTTGCGTTAACGGGTCTTAATGCAAATTCGTTCTTGACGTATGCATTGTTATTTTCTTTTTTCCACTTCAAGTTTTGTAAATTAAAACGCTGATTACCATTTGAGCGTTCGTATCCCTCTATCACGTTATTTTTTGTTACGGGGTTTAATCCATGGACCATCTTTTTAGAAAGGCGATCTGCGACCGGCTGGGTTGTGTACTTTCTATATTTATACGGATCAACGCGCAAAGCTTTAGAAATAGAAACTTTCCTTTGTACCGGGAACCTAGTAGGACGATTTCTTTTTAATTTAGGACGGATACGCTTAACGACCGATTCAATCGAATCTGTTAGTTTGATTTTTTTATCAAATAACATCGCTAATCTTATAAGTCTTTGTCTATCCTTTTCTTTCTTTTCTGGACGAAGTCTTAACGTGTGCATGAGATAGATATCATCTATCAGAAACTCTTTACTCGCTGCAAATATTTTCTTATTTACTATCATTCTATTCGTCGCAACGTTCCTATATGTAATACCTTTACGAAGAGTTCGTATAACATCGTACCCAAATTCGCGAGGACGCATAAAGGGTAGATCTAAAAACCCTCCCAATACAACGTCTTGAATCTTCCCCTTTTCGGGTGAAAAGAATCTCATGTTGATATCTAAGGCGAATAACTCCACATCTATAAAAATATCACCTTTACCGGGTTTGTTAGTAGTCCCCGTTTTTTTCTTTTTTATAAGAGTATATCTTCTGGTAACAAATATCCCCTTCTGTTTGAATCCTATACCCAGAAATTTGATAATTTTCTTATCCATCGACATGATTCGAGTTTTTACTCTCTGATTCAATTTCTGGGCGATCTGACCTAATTTATCCCATAAAATTAGTTTAACAGCTTGAAGTTTACCAAAATATTTTGCATCGTATGCAATTCTTGGAACAAATTTGGCGTCTATATCACTCGTAACGATCCTATCGTTATAAGGCATGTACATGTTAAACGCTTCCCCACCGCTTATTACGAGATCTCCCATTGTTTTCATATGTTCACTTATTTCGCCCACTGTGTTTAAAATTATATCACGGCACGCGTCCGTAACGAATACATATACAAATTTTTCAAATGATTTAGATCCATACGTGTCCCGCATCCTTTTTCTAAATTTACCTAAATCCCTTGCTGCATTCCTGTCGAAGTATTTTTTCAACTTTGCATCCCTGAAAAATAAATTTTCATTTTTAAAACGATCGACCGTCTGTTTAGAATATAATTTGATGTCCATTAATATAGATGAATATTTTTATACATGAAATAAGCATTTATTGGTGATATCAACACACTTAAAGACGACCGACATATGTAATGTATAATGTCTACTGAAACCGCGTGCGACCGTAACGAATGCCTTGCCGAGATTACCGCTCTTCGTAATGAACTTAAGTCGCTAACTAAAATTGTTAGAAAGATCAAGGCTAAGCTCGACGATCCCAACGGAGAGAAGTCCGCTAAGCGTGCTAAGAACAACGGTTTCAACCGTGAGCAAAAGATTTCCGAGGAGCTTCGCTCTTTCCTGGGTCTTCCCGAGGGTCAGCTTGTCTCTCGTAGCACTGTAACCAAGTCTATTAACGAATACGTCAAGGCTAACGGACTTAAGCATCCCGATAACGGCCGTGTCCTCGTTCTCGATCAGAAGCTTCGTGATCTTCTTAAACCCCCTGCAGACGTTCAGGTTACTTTCCTGAACCTTCAGAAGTACCTAAGCCCCCATTACACCAAGGTCGAAGCCTAAATTCATATACTTAAAAAAATAAACATATAACATATAAAACATGATCGATAAAGTCTCAACTGAAAACCTTGTTGGTACAAAAATATCTAACATAGATTTGTACCAAAAAGCATTTACACATAAAAGTGCCCTAAAAGAGGATGAAACGTTAAACGGATCTTTTGAGACGCTCGAGTTTATAGGTGATTCCGTTTTAGGGTTCGTAATCACCAAATTCTTATACGATAAATATGAAAATCGACAGGAGGGATTTTTAACAAAAGCGCGTACAAAACTCGTGCGCGGAGAAACACTGGCCGAAATTGCATCAAAACTCGAACTATATAAATGGATTCGAATGGATGAAAAGGGTATGCGAAATCAGTGGATTCACAATCCAAAGATTTTAGAAGACGTGTTCGAGGCGCTAGTCGGTGCTATATACATGGATCTAGGTCTACTACATGCAAAGGAGTTTATATTACGTATATACAACGATCCAAACTATGTAAACTTAAATTCTATTATGATAGACGATAATTATAAAGATCATCTTATGAGATACTGTCAATCAAATAGTCTTAGCCTTCCCGTGTATAACATATCTTCTCACGAAAATGGAATTTTCCATATAACCGTTTTCGTAGACGGTATATGTATGGGATACGGATTCGCAAAAAATAAAAAGCAAGCGGAACAAAATGCAGCTCGCGCGTTCTTTTATCCACCTAAGTCGGTTTACCCAAACAACGGATACATCCAACAATGAAGGGGGACGACTTCACTCCTCAAAAACGTGTCACTAAGAACGATAAAAAGCAAAAACGGGAGGTGTATTCTCAAAAATACGTTCGTACAGTACTTAAACATTTAGAGGGTAAATTAACCAATGCACCCGAACGTGAAGATATTACTCGAGAGGGAGTACGCCCCACAGAAGTCGGAGGAATGGCTAAGTCTAAGAGGAAAAATGCTCACGGCAAGTGATGCAGCTACCGCTATAGGCAAGAATCCATACGAAACCGCAGATGGTCTACTCTTAAAAAAGTGTGGATTAGGAGAAAAGTTTACAGGGAATGCAGCCACACGTCACGGTGAGTTATACGAAGATGAAGCACGTATATTGTATGAGCAACGTCATGGCGAGGTTGTTCACGAATTAGGCTTGTGCCCACACCCTGTTCACAGGTGGCTTGGTGGTAGTCCTGACGGAGTATCGGAATCGGGAAAATTGGTCGAGATTAAGTGCCCTCCCCAAAGAGCTATCATTCCCGGTGAAGTTCCCGTGCATTATATGCCACAGCTTCAACTCTGTATGGAGATATTAGACCTAGAAGAAGCAGATTTTATCCAGTATAAGCCTGCAGCTACTAATTGGCCTAAGCCGGAAGAGTTTGACGTTGTTAACGTGAAGAGAGATCCCGAGTGGTGGTCGACGTATCTTCCTATCATGAAAGAGTTTTGGGATAAAGTTTTATACTTTAGGGAACATATCGACGAACTTCCAAAACCTAAGGAGAAAAAGAAACGCATTTTAAAAGAAAAAATACACGTTTGCGAGATAGCGTCTGATCCCGACGACGATTATCATAGTAATTAATAACACCTAAGTCGAATATCGAATAAATCATTTTCATACCAATACAACAACTCTCAATACAATGAACAAGTACGCTCTCAACGGCACTCTTCACGCACCTTACCAAGTCGACGGTGTAAAATGGATGAATGATATGGAACATCAGACCTCGGGTCCCAAGGGTGGATTCTTATGCGATGAGATGGGTGTAGGAAAGACCATTCAAATCATCGCGACAATACTCAAGAACCCCAAACCACACACGTTGATTGTTGTGCCCAAAACAATCGTTACTCAATGGAGTACAGAGATTTCCAATTTTGCCCCAGGTCTCTCTACTCTCGTTTATGACGGACCCGATCGTACGACTAACATTGAGGATCTCAAGAAGGTGGACATCGTGCTATGCCCTTACAGTCTCGTCTACAACAAGAAGACGATTCTTCACGCGATGAAGTGGGATCGCGTCGTTCTCGACGAAGCCCATGAGATCCGCAACCGCAAGTCCGAGACGTTCAAAGCCGTGTATAAGCTTGATACGGATATCCGCTGGCTCGCCACGGGTACCCCTGTCTTTAACTCGATGGAGGATTTCGTCTCACTTTGCATGTTCTTGGGATTTTCACAAGATCTCGTACAGGCCATGTACGACGAAATCAAGGATATCTATATCCTCAGACGCACTAAGAACGACAGTGTTGGAAAACTGCCACGTTGTCACTTTGAGAATGTGGAACTTGAGATGTATGACGAAGAACGTCGTGTCTATGAACAGGCGTTCTTTGAGTCACAAGAATACATCAGTGAACTCAAAAATGTCGCATTTTCTCTTGGCTCGAGAACTATGCAGATTTTAGAGTGCCTACTCCGTACACGTCAAACCATGACGTGGCCTCAACTCTACCTCGACGGAATGACCAGAAAGCAGGGCGTCGATCGAATCTTATGGCAACACAGTACGAATAAAATGGACACCCTGAAAGAGAATATTTCACAGCACCCAGACGAAAAGAGTGTGATCTTTTGCCAATTCCGGGGTGAAATGGATCATATCGAACATATATTCAGGGGGCGCGTTTTCCGGGTCGACGGAATGGTTGAGAAGAATGAGCGTCATGCTCGCCTCGAGGAATTCAAAAATGCACCGAATGGAAGTGTTCTCGTTGTACAAATCAAATGTGGTGGTGTCGGACTCAACATTCAGTGCGCGAGTCGTGTCTATATCATGTCTCCTTCATGGAACCCTGCTACGGAACTGCAAGCCATCGGTAGATGCCATCGAACGGGTCAGACCAGGGAGGTGTACGTGAAGAAATATCTCTACAGTGATACACCCACTACGAAGAGTGTTGATCTTGCCATGATGGCTCTCCAGGGTCACAAAGCTCAGGTGTGTGCAGAAGTTCTTAACGATGAACGAGTTGGATACCAAATTCCGGTCAAATATGAAAAATCTATCGACGCCATCAGGAAAATTTTCCAGTGATATAGTATAACAATATGTATGCTACTGCCGAAGGTTCCCGCGCCGAAGTCTACCACGGTGCCGCCAAGCACACACCCGGTGGTCTCGTGAAGAAAGATCTCACACAGGATAAGTACGGTAATATCAAGAGCAAGGCCGCTATCGCCGCCGCCAAGAAGCGCATGAAGAAGGAGGGTACTTCTGCCATGGTCAAGGTTTTCAAGCCCGCGAAGAAGGGTGACTTCAAGCTTGCCCCCAAGAAGGGTACCAAGAAGTACAAGACGCTCGTAAAAAAAATGAAGTAAATAGTAAAGGATGACTCTTGCTAAGTGGGATGAAGCTGTCCGCGTAGCAAAAATCAAGCTCAAGCTTGATCCAAATAAGTATAGTGTTATTAAAGGAAAATTATTAAAAGAAGCTCAGTTCGTTTATACTCTACTCTTAGAGAGTAAGTAATTAGTCTAAAACAAATTGGAATCCCTTAAGTTGTTGTGGTTCATGCACGACAAGTTGATGCAACTTCCAGGTTACCCCGAACTTTTTATTTAGAAAATATACACTCGTTAACTCAACGATTGCTACACCAGAATTCCTAGCATATAATTTATCAGCAGCCGTATCCTTGAGATGTTTGCGTTCACTGTCGAATACCCCGGCTTTAATCACTCCATCAGCCGAAGTATCAACCTTAATACGAAACTTCGGTTCCCTGTCGGGTGAGCGTTTTATATTTGAGTTAAACATGGGTCGAAGATCTTCAACAGTCATGTGCTTATGAAAAATTTGTTCACTTTGCTTACTCACGTTTTCAATGATTTTTTCTTCTGTATTTGCGAGTATTTCGTAAAAGGCTTTTACATAGTTACCCTCTTCATCGTATCCTTTCATAGAAAAGTCGACATTCCATTTGGTATTACCCACGGGTGGGGTAAAACCAGAAATACCGAATGGCATATACATGCGAGGTATTTGGATACGGACGGGTTTACCCTCATTCGTACTGAAAGAGATCTTTCGCCCGTCGTATTCAAGGATATCAAGTGTATCGATGAGGGTATGAAATTTTGCCATTATACTCATTTATGCGTCTAAAACTTTAAGCTGAACAAGCCGTGCATTCGGCTTCAAGACTGAATTGGATTGGTCGAGCCTTTGCTTTACTTCGCAAGTAATACATCCCAGTCTTCAATCCAGATTTCCATGCATACATATGCATGGAAGACAGCTTGGACAGTGTGGGATTTTCAACAAATAGGTTCATACTCTGACTCTGGTCAACGTATACACCTCTATCAGCCGCCATATCTATAATAACCTTCTGACTGATCTCCCATACAGTCTTGTATAGTGTTTTGATATCGTCGGGGATATCGGTGATGTTTTGAATCGAGCCACTGGCCTTGATCATGAGATCCTTCATATCTTTTGACCACAATCCCACCTTTTGAAGAGCTTTCACGAGATGTTTGTTGACAACTACGAATTCACCTGCAAGGGTACGGCGAAGATAGATGTTTGTGGTATAGGGTTCAAAGCATTCGTTGTTACCCAGGATCTGAGAAGTACTAGCTGTGGGCATGGGAGCGAGGAGTAGACTATTTGCGGTACCCTTCTTCACACGTTCGCGCATAGCGGTCCAGTCGTATAATCCACTGTGAATGGGTTTGCGATCCCACATGTCGAATTGCAAAATACCCTGGCTGATAGGACTCCCTTCGAAAGATTCATACGCGCCTCGCTTTTCCGCGACTTCACAACTCGCTTCGAGTGCACCGTGATACATAGTCTCAAAAATATAGGCGTTCATCTTGAGAGATTCTTCGTCACCGAATGCATGCCCACATAGGATGAACGCATCGGCCAAACCCTGTACACCAATACCAATTGGTCGGTGTTTGAAATTAGAACGCTTTGCATTCTCTGTCGGGTAAAAATTTCTATCAATCACCCTATTGAGGTTGTATGTCAGTGTCTTAGAAATAGAGTGTAGCTTTTGGTAGTCAAACACTCCATCCTTTACACAAGCTGGAAGTGAAATAGACGCTAGATTACATACAGCGGTTTCATCCTTGTCGGAATATTCAATGATCTCGCTACAGAGGTTAGAAGATTTAATCGTACCCAAGTTTTTTTGGTTACTCTTCTTATTACATGCATCTTTGTAGAGCATGTAAGGTGTTCCCGTCTCACTCTGTGATTTAATGATAGCCTTCCAAATATCAGCCGCAAGCATGACCTCGTTTGCGCGACCTTCTTCTTCGTATTGGGTGTATAGCTTTTCAAATTCATCACCATACACATCAGAAAGTCCTGGAGCCTTATCGGGGCAGAAAAGAGACCACTTTCCACCTTCCTCCACACGCTTCATAAACAGGTCAGGGATCCATAAAGCACTGAATAGATCACGGCATCGCGCTTCCTCGTCACCTTGATTAAGGCGAATATCGAGGAAATCTAGAACATCTGCGTGCCATGGTTCGATATACATAGCGAAAGACCCCTTTCTACGTCCAGCCTGATTCACGTATCTCGCAGTTGCATTAAACACACGAAGCATGGGAATAATACCATCCGACTTTCCATTGGTTCCCCTGATAACGGAATTATTAGCACGGATCTCGCTGATATGGAGTCCAATGCCACCTGCCCATTTTGAGATTTGGGCACATTCCTTGAGTGTATCATATATTCCATCGATGGAATCAGCCTTATTAGCTGCAAGGAAACACGAGGACATCTGTGGACGATGTGTTCCGGCGTTAAAAAGAGTCGGGGTGGCGTGGATAAAATGACCACGTGACATGGATTCATAGGTTTGTACGACTGAGTTGATATCTTCCCCGTGAATACCTATGGATACACGCATAAGCAGGAATTGGGGTGTCTCGATGATCTTACCATCGACCCTCTGAAGATACCCCTTTTCTAACGTTTTAATACCAAAATAACCAAAATCGAAATCGCGCTCCGGGGAGATGAATTTCTCTACTTTTCCAGCCATATCCATAACTTCTTTCGTTATGATGTTAGCTTCGTATAATTTAGACATCGAATCGCGAAACGTCTTGGGAGCCGTCTTTTGAATATTACTCGCTACGATACGAGTAGCGAGAACCTCGTAATCTGGATCACTCGTGAGCATACCAATGCATATCTCAGCGGATAGGGTGTCTATTTCGTGTGTTGTAATGTTATCGTACATGGACGAAAATACCTGTTTCGCAATGAGAGAAGCGTCCACTTTATCGGATAATTCGTATCTCAATTTGGAGATCCTGTTGGTGACCTTATCAAACTTTACGTCTTCAACATGACCGGACCGTTTAATAACCCGCATGATATTAATAATACATGTCTATTTTTTAATTACCTTTGAAATCGCTGCTACGAACAGGGACCGGGCCAGCTGTTTCAGCACGGCGATTCGGCTGAAGGTAATTGGAATTTACAAAAAAAGAACCAGCTTCACCTAGCTTCGATACCGGGGGGTAAGAGGCGATGAAGCAATCTGGAGCTTTACAGGGGGGTTTATCGGCATTGGGTGCTTTGGTGTCGTAAACTTCGTCAAAATCAGCAGCAGCTATCATTTATTATCTACATATACTTTTTTTCCTGGACTATATTAAATGGACAACCTTAACCTGAATTCCATAAAACAGACTCAGACTCCGTTGAACACACTTTTCTTTTCGGAGTTCAACACTAACTTACTCCAGAAAGCCATACGCCAGACTTTCAAGAATAACACTGGTATGTCTATTGATTACCAAAATGCAAGTGATCTATACGCGATCATGCGTGTAGTATTTATTAACAACGCGGGTAACCATTCCACAAATGTAAATGAACAAGTCAAATTTATGAACGCCCTGGTAATTAAAACGGCGTTGGGTCAAATTCGTTCAGGTGTTTCTCAATATCTTGGTTACATACGTGATATAGATACATTGGTTGTACCCCCAGAACCCCCCGCCAATACAAGTACCTATGGAATGAAGATTGATAAGAATGATAAAATAGGTGTATAAAGGATTGAAACATAGTATCAATAAGTAAAATGTCGTTAAATTACTATAAATCTGAAACCGAAAAGATTTGCAAATCAAAGGGTTGGGATAGAGCTGAAATAAATACCGTTTGGCTCCTGTTATCCGAAGAATTTGGAGAACTTGCATCCGCTATTCGTCAATCTAAGAAGACCTTTAAAAAGTCAAACATGAAAAAGGATAAGGGTGTAGATATTATGATGGAAATGGGTGATGTATTTTCATATCTATTTCAACTCGCACATATGTTAGACGTAGATTTGGATAAAATGTGGCTCGAACACGGTAAAAAGATGACTCATAAAAAATATATCTCCTGATAGTAATAGAAATGAGTAAGTTTCGTCTTAGTGACCAAGATACCATCGACGATATAAATCCATTTGTCCAGAGAGACTTCTCTTTACCCGGTGTTAGCAGACGACCTTACCCCTTTCAAAAATTTGAAACTCCCGATGAAGGAGAGTTTAAGACTGATGATGAACGAGTTATATGCGATTATGGGATAACGGCTGGTGATAGAACCATTGATATGTGTAAACCTAATAAGTCGCTAGGGTGTGATGATATAGGTAGACCACTTCTTCCAGGAAGAAATATTGATATGGGAGTAGATACAGCGTCTGTACGAAAAGGAAAAGAAAATACAGTACAGAAAGTTAAGAACGGAATTAGGAGATTGGACACGGTTACCATAATAGGTGTGGTAGCTATAATTCTTCTGTTATCATCTTTAAAACGATAAAAAGTTTCTCTATACGCATGCGGTTTTCGCATGAACGTATCACGGCTGGAAAAGTTTCCTTGCAAAAACATTTTAAATAATTTATCTGCCATGAGCACTTCTTATTTATACGTGGCGGTGTAAACGTTGGATCTATTATTTTGATCGAATTTACAATACGAATAATAGAATGAACTTTACGATTTTCGCATATACTATCCTCCAGTATGATTAATGCAGTATATCTAACTACATCAATCGTATTTACTACCATCGTTTCTAAAAATTCTTGGAAAGAAGTAGAACCATGCGCGAATTGTATTTCTTTCCAGCTTCCTATGGGTACGGCGTCAAAACAAGCCGCTTCATTTACATATCCTTCCCCTTCCTTGTACCGAGAATATTTAACCTCCACACGAGGAGTGTTTGTAGCGTGGCTTATAAAAGAACGCGCCTCTTTAACGTAAAAAGGCATATTTACACTCTGGCTTAAAATCTAATTTCTTCTCTAAATCCTTTAACTGTTCTTTCCTTTTCAAATCAATACCTATGCAATCATGTGCTTCTAATCTAAAACATTTAATACAAAATTCACCTTTACAATATTTACACTCCATCGGAACACCGCATCTTTTTTTACAGGATTGGCAAGGCATTTATATGTCGTGGTTTTATTTTTTAACTTAAGTCGACTCCTCTTAAAATATTATTTAAGTAAATATGTTCTCATCTATCGCGAACAACACCTTTTCGTATTTACTAACACAAGATGAGTTCAGACAGAAATGTCCGGAACATATCCGTCCATCTCGAATCAAGCTCACTACCATTACAATGATATCGTCGTTTTCAAAGCCTATCAACGTCAGTGAAATCCGAACAATGTTTGAAGAATTGGGTGAAGTTCGATTGCATCGAGAAAATGAACAAAATAAAGCGGTTGTCTGGTCTCTAAAGGCAACCACATTTTACAATCAAATCACACTCACGTACGACGATGGTCACAGTGTCAAGTCTATTAAGATATTTCCAAATGGGAGTATTCAGGTCGCTGGTTGTGAAGATATTTTCAACTGTAAATACATCATTTCGTGTCTGGTATACATTCTACAATCTTTTGACGAAGATATTGTACCTCCAGCCGATACGTTCAGGGTGGTGATGATTAACAGTAACTTCTCTCTCAATTACAATATCAATCTAATGAAAACAACTGATCATTTTGAAAAGTTTTCAGATGTATTCAAGGTTTCTTTTGAACCTGATAGGTATTCGGCTGTAAAGGTAAAGTTTAAACCAGCGGAAGACATGAAAGAAATTACTACTAGTATATTTGGTACGGGTAAGATAATTATTACAGGGGCTGAGACTCTTAAGGAAATCGTATTCGGATACAATATTATCAACCAACATATCAATGATTGTCCAGGTATCAGGGTATCAAAAATCCTTATACCAGACGAATTTAACGAGTATTTTGGTTACAAAATCAACGAATCTATAGAAAAAATCAAATCGTTGGGATTTGAATCGTGGACGAATACTATCGAAAATAGACAAATTAATTTCTGATTGTAATATAAACAATGTCGCAGAGACTTGGTATGGCAGATGGCAGGTCTTTCACTATCAACAACTCGTCCAAACTATATGATAATTTTATCAAGACCCAGAACGGAATAAAGTTTGAAGATAATTACTCGTTCCGTAAACTTCTTCAAGAAAAGGGACCCGCTCTTCATAAAGAAATCCCTCCCCAAGATGACGGCACCCCTTGTGGTATGTCCGACTCTACTCTCAACCTTTCTAATATCAACTGAGTTAAAATGATAAAAATAAAGTCATATTGATTATATGACCGAAACAGATTCATCGCAATCGACATGCACGATTTGTCTCAATCCAGTGAGGGCAACAAGACAAAATGTCCCACTTAGATGTGGGCACTTGTTTCACCGACACTGCATAGAGGATTGGAAGGCACGTGGAAAACAAACGTGCCCCGTATGTAGAAAAATTTTCGATGGTAGTAATTTTCGGGTTACTTTAACTGTCAAAAATATGATAAATAATTCGACATTTGTACAAAACGTCGAAGAAGATCAATTTATTTTTGATACTCTGGATGCATTTTTTGATATAGAAGACACCAGTGAACTGGAAAGTTTACTTACGGATTTTGGGGTGAGTATGTCCAACCTTGATCCCCTTGTTCTTCACACAGAATGACTTACAGTATTTATCGTAATTTAAACCCGGATAATCTCTAGAAATTCTCCTCGGATCTGTAATTAATTTTCCTTTAGCACCAGTTACAAGTGGACCAGTGGCCCATCCGCGCTTGTGACTAAAGAATTCGGCTTTGAAGCTTATAACTCTACCCGGGTTCAATCTAACGGCAACCTTCTTAACTCTGGATACGGGTACTCTAAAAAATTTAGCAATACTTTCGTGTGTATCCCCTTTTTTTATTTTGTATTCAGTTTTACTGTGCTGTTTATAAAAATGAAAATCACCGTGGCATAAATAGTTATTCTTTTTACAGGTTGAAATAAACATCATAACCTTGTAGTAATCAGGCTTGCAGCGCGTACCACCCTTAACGATATACACTTTTTGGGGATTATCCGCGACAACTAGTTTTGGTAGATTTCCACATGTTACATATTTACCACTCGTCTTAAGATTAACCCGCTCACCAGGCTGACTTTTCCATCCACGGTATGTCTGATAATCATGTACCGCATATGCATAACAATTGTTATTACCCTTACCCCGTTTACCACCCCATTTTTTCGTGGTAAAAGTATGCTCAGCACCGCTGGTCGGGGGTCCTTTTGCCATTATATTATGTTAGAAAAAAATATTTGTACATAATAAAATGCTTAAAGAGGTTATAAACGCCAAATCCGAACGCGACGCCATGACCGAAATCCTCATATTCGTACTGATGATTCTTATCAGCACGTTTATTTTGCGTTTCACTTGGAATAACTCTCTGAGCAAACATATTACTGTTCTCAAACCTATCAACACGTTTTTTGACGCACTCTTCCTGACCGTGTCTTTTAGGGTTCTAGGTGGTATTTAAACTTGGTTAAACCCAACTATTTTACGACCATCAGAATGAATTAACGTCGGATAGCCATCAATATCGTCGCAACCCTTCTTGTCGCAATCGACAAATGTATAGGACTTACCTTTGCTCTTCATATAGTCGAGTTGTTTACGAGTCCATCCACATCCCATGGACCCGTAAACAGACCACTGACCCCCGACCGGTGCAGCTTCGAATTTTTCCTTCTTCTTGTTCTGACGTTTCTTAAAAATCATAGTTCTAAATACGAGTATGTTTATTAATATAAGAGCTACAATAGCCAGCATTGTATATATATAAAACAGATTTTATTTCTGTTTCTAAAGTATGACGAGTATTCAGAAGAATATTGATAGAATTCTCGAAGGGAACAGGGGGTGTGCTCCCATGGACCATATAACTGTTAACCAATCCTGGAAACGGTCGGGTGCATATGGTAACGTGCGCCGGGCCAAATTAACGGGTAAATCTAGGAAATTTGTAGCATTGAAGGAAATGAAAGTTCCTAGATCTGAAC